TCAGTCCTCCGGGGCTGGCCCGAACTTCCCCACGATCACCTCGAACAGAATATCCGAGATCCACATGGCGCAGACGCCGATGAGGAAGGCAGCCGCAAGCGTCGTCGTGTCGTCACCGGCCAGCGGCAGCCCGGTGGCGCGGGCATACTGGACCACGGGCAGCGTCAAATAGGCGGCGGCAAGCGCGCCGCAGATTGGCGACGCGACCAGTTCTCGCAGCTTGTAGCGATGACGCGACAAAGCCCGCAGGACGCCGCCGGCGAGACCGGCGGCGACGACCGGCCCCTTGATGCCGAGCAGGCCGAAGAGATCGTGCATCATTTGACCGTCCTCGCGACCATCATCATGGTTTCCATCGGCACAGTCTTTCGCCCTTGCGGTTGTGCGCCAGCAACGCCTTGACCTCGCCATCCGACAGCGCATCGACTGCTGCCGCCGACAGGCGCAGCGGGCTCGACACCACGCAAAATCCGCCCTTGGCAGTGGCGCAGCCTGATATCACGGCCACGACCGAGGCGAGCATCAATCCCTTGCCCATGATTTGAGCTCCTTTCGGGCGGCGGCGGACGGCAGCGCACCGATATCGTTCTGGACCTGGTCGGCAATCGCGCGCGCCTCGGCCTCGGTGGCAGCCTGTCGCGCGCGCTCCGCGCGTTCGCCGGCCAGCCGCTGGCGAACACCCCAGCCGAATGCCGCAAGGATAGCGGCGCCAACCCCCAGAATGGTCGGATTGGTGAGCAGGAAAGACATTAGCGCGCTCATCGGTTTGGCTCATCCTTGACAAGATAGCCGACGGCAAAGATCGCTATCGGCAGAAGCGATGCCCATGTCTCGGCGTCGTACCAGGATGGCCAGAAGTTGCGTACGATGACGCCCGCAACGGAGGCGGCTGCGGCGGCGATCGTGGCGGCCGTCAGCTTGTTGGTTGGACGGGTGGTCGGCTGGGTAACTGTGGCCATTGTCAGAACATCCCTTCAAGGGCGACGGCGAAATGGTGCCAGGCGGCGAGGATGACGAGCACGCAGGCGGCGATGATACCGCCAGTCTTCGCGGCCATCGGCATTCCNAGCTGCTTGCGGCGACGGTTTTGCAGGCCGCGCGGATACAGCCGCCGGCGCCGACATCAGCAATGCCTGCGCCCGCACCAACTTGACCCGATCCGACCAGCCGCGCCCGAATGTCGCCCATGTCGGCAAGCGTTGCAGGAACGCCAGGCGCGCATCGCAGAGCCCGTCGATCACGACGCCGGCCGGTTTTGCCCTGGCCGCTGCGAGCGTGGCCGGCCCGATGCGCCCGTCCTGGGCAGCTCCCACCACCGCTTGCAGATACTTCGCTGCCCTGCCCGGTCCGCTGTTCACCGCGAAATCGAACACGGCGCAGTCGACGCCGTCTGGCAACTCGGCACCCAGCACGGCATCCCAATAGAACCGGCGAAAAACCGTTGCCACCTGGTCATCCCCGATCTTGCGCAGATCGGCCTTGCTGGCGTCGGCCTTCACGTAGCGGCGGAAGTTCGCCAGCGTGACACCCTTCATCGTGGCGCCGCCCGGATCGGCCGGATTGTCCGACCAGCCACCTTCGGATCTCAGAACAAGCGCAAGCGCCCGCGCGAAATTGCGGTCCATGGGTATTTCTCCTTCGCGTTGTGATGGTTTTGGTCGACGCAGGAAGTCGGCCATGCCGTCTCCCGGGATGCCAATCCCTACGACAAGCGGACCAGCCCTCGGTAACTGTGCGTTGTCTGGCATCCCGCCTTGCACGCGGGCCGACACGTGATAGAAAAATGCAATTCCAGGACGAACGGGTTTCGGATGAGAAACTATATTGGCGCCGCGCAACGCCTGGTCTTCAACAGTCTGGCGGCCGCCATCGATCGTCGGCACAATATCGATCCGTTGGGTGCGGCACCGCGTGCGCCGAAGGCGGACTACCTGCAGTTGTTCGAAGCGGCGCGACAGGTGCCGTTTCCGGAGATCGACAGGCTGGAGGCGGAAACCGGATTCGCCATTGACCGCGACTGGCTCGACGAGCTGGGCCTGCACACCCAGATCACCATCAAGACGAGCGCGCTCGCCTATCCGCACGGGCGCGTGCTTTACAGCTTGCTTCGCCGCCGATTGGTGGACAAACCCGAGCCGTTCACGACCGTCGTCGAGACCGGCACGGCGCGAGGTTTTTCAACGATCTGCATGGCCAAGGCGATGGCCGACGCCGGAGCCGCCGGCCATGTGATCACGGTCGACGTTCTCCCCCATCAACGCCGCATCTACTGGAACTGCATTGACGATCACGAAGGCAGGAAGACACGTGCCGAGCTGCTTCAGCCCTGGCAGGGGCTTGCCGACCGGATCGTCTTCCTGCAAGGCGATTCATTGTTTCAGCTACCGAAGGTCGGCGTGAACCGCATCCACTTCGCCTTCATCGACGCGCAGCACACAAAGAAGAACGTCCTGCTCGGATACCAGGCGGTTGCCGCCCTTCAGCAGCCCGGTGACATGATCGTCTTCGACGACGTCACGCCAGGCCAATTTGAGGGTGTGGTCGAAGCGGTCGAGCAGATCAAACGGCAAGGGTTGTACGAAATTCGCCGACTCGTGGCGTCGGACTCAAGAGCCTATGCCTGGGGGGGCAGACGCTAATGAGCCAGCTATACTCGTCATCGCCCGGAATACAGCACACACATGGTGGACGAGCCGAGTTGTTTATAAGGCTCGCAATCGGAACAATGTTCGCACTTGCTGTTTGGACGGTGGACTGGGTGGCAATTCGAGGCGTGCCTTTCCCAGATCTGCAAAACTACATCATGAATTTCGACAATGGCGCCTACTACGTGTCTGCAGACGCGGCCTCTGTCGTCGAGTGGTATGCCCAGGAATATTTGTGGCGAAAAAGCATCTACGCGCTCAAGGAAAGCTTCGAGCTGCGCAGCATTTTTTCCGCGTTGGCACTCGTTGCACTTCTGATTTTTAGCACATACGTAGCGGTCAAGGCTTCCGCTCCTGCCTATCTTCTTTTGTTAGTTCACCCCCAGCTGGTCGACCTAGCTTTTTCACAAGTGCGATCCGCCACGGCAATGGCTGCGATGTATCTTGCACTTCTATTGCCATGGCGCCTTCTCAAGTATGGTTTCGTTGCGGTGGCCACGTTCATTCATTCGGCCGTACTGGTCTTTGTTGGAGCGTTTGCGGTCGGTCAATTGATCACCCGTTTCAATGTGGCTCGACGGCATCATATCCTGATCTCGGCCGGTTACATCGGCGCCGTTGTCGTCGCTGCAACCCTCCTCAAAAGTTACTTACTCGGCTCTATCGGTGACAGGCGCGCGACGATCGAGGTTAACACAAGCGGATTCCTACTGACGATTATGGTCACGGCTTATGCTGTGCCGTTTATTTTCTTCAATCAGATGTTCAGTCGGAAGTTTGCGGCCTTCATAGGCCTACTTGCATCGTCGCTCTGCTTTGCGATGTATCTCTACAATCAGAACGGCATTCGGTTCGTCGCCCTTTCCCTACCTGCCTTGGCGGTGGCAATCTCCGGTATCCCCGATGTTCAATGGCGGCGACTCACACTCACGGCAGCCGTGGCCTCCCAGGTCATTTTCTTCGGTTACTGGGCCAAAGGCATTTTTCGATGAAATCGATCCGTTGGATGGCCGAGAAATATCTTGCAGAGATCGACAGTTGGCGGGTCGCTTTCGTAAAGGTCTTCGGTTCAATCTGGGGCAACGTCTTCTTCCAAGCGTTCTTCTGGCTGATGGTGGTCGGCAACATCGTAGCGATGTGCTTTGGCGACACTCTATTACAATGATCAACCGCCGAACTGCCACTTACGAACGACAATCGTCATCACGCCGCTACCGGGATCCTTGGTAACTCCTGTGTCGTTGGCGATGATGATGTCCACGCTATCGGCCATGACGACGCGAGCATCTCGGATCGTACAGCCCAGGAGATCGGCCGTGAAGCCAACACCTGTAACTATGTCACCACGCGCCGCCCCTGGTACTGCGACCTGAATCGTTAACGTCGTGCCGGTTGGGATGCTGGGCGTTGGGTTGACAAATATCTGCCCAACGGTGCGCAACTCACTTTCAGTGATGCCGCTGAAGGCGGTCAGGATCGCGCCGCCACTGACGTTCATGGCGTTCCCAACGAGCCAGTTCTTCCCACCATCGGTGACGTTTGTGAAGCGGACGCCATTGGTGAATGTCACTCCTGTCGTGGCGTCGAAAACATTGTTGACTAAACGGCAGCCGACGAGCTTTGCATTCTGGACAAGAATTCCGTCATCGACCGTGCAGCCCGAGCTTGGCGCGAGGAAGCCGCCAAACACGTTGTTCTCGACCATTAAACCGCCAAAAAGCCTATTGCCCGATGGCGCGCCGATCCGAATGAACGACGAAATCCCCATGCCAGGAGAAAATCGAAACTGGTTGCCGCTTACCGAGCCACTGACCGGGTCGTTGGCCTGATCATTGGTGATCTGAATACCCTGGTTCTTCTGGGTCGCCAAGTACGGCGACTGCGACATGTCAAACATGTTGTCATCCACCGCGAAGCCGGTGCTACGATGGACAATAATGCCGTTGTGGGACACGTCCGCGACCATGTAGACTTGGAGCCAGCATTTCCGGATTTTCACGCCGGCTCCATCACGAACATAAATCTGGCAATTGCCGCCGGCGCCCTTGGTCTTCATACCCTCAATGACTGTTCCATTGCCGAAGTACGAGACTATATTGCCCGTAGGGATCGCCGCTGGGACTGTCAGGTCCGTTCCATCTCCACAGCAATCCTGAACGTCACCATTGATGATGCGCAACGAGGCAGAGCGATAATCGAGAATGCCAAACCGATCGATTTGCGATAACAGTGGATTGTCGATCAAGCAGTTTTGAGTGTTGCCCATATAGATACCGCCGCCGCAGCGTAGGATCTCGACATCGCGGAAGACGCAGCCTAAACCGCCTTTGTTGTTAACGCCGCATGCTGGTATCGATCCGAGGCTGTCCAGTGGCCCGCCCTCTGGGCCAGTGCCGCGAAAGCCGTCGATGACAACTCGCTCCATGATCACCGATTGCGGAAGCGCAGAGCCAGCGCCGACGCCATCAGTGTCCCAAAGCGCAAATGCGTGGCCGTTGCCGGCGGCGCCGGTCAGTTGATTGCCAACCGCCTTGAAATCATGAAAGCCAAGCCGCAGGGTATGGCCGACAAGCCGGAAGAGCGGCGTTCCATTGACCATCGCGCTGGTAACGGTCGATATGTTGCGGCCGAAGCCTTCAATATTGAACTGCCCGAACATGATGTCGATCGTCTGGTTGACTGTGATGGCAGTAGGCGGCAGCCGAATGTTGCCGCAGTTCTTTCCGTCGACGATGTGGACAGCAGCAATGATCGCCGCCGTATCAGCGTTGGCGTTTCCCAGCCCAGCGCCGAGCATACAAAGATCGAGGATGCTCTCCCTCAGCACCCAATATCCGCCGCCCACCGCATCCACGGTTCCATCCGGCATGAAGCGATCGGTGGAGCGGAAATATGCCAGCGCCGGATATCCGCCGGCGGTGATTGCCGCCAGCGACATGCGGGCGTAGTTGGCGCCGCCGACAAGGGTTGCCGGCGTGTTGAAGACCGGAGCGTAGAACTGCGTGCGGATGGCTTTGACGCCAGCGGCGATGGTGGCGCCGGCAGCTGCGGCCACCGACACGTAGATCGGCACGTTGACGCCCGACACCATGGCGGCGTCGGCGGCATATTGCTGGGCGAGATCGCGGGCGCGCTCCGCCTCGGCGATGACGCCGGCCAGCTCGTCCCTCACCGCCGCCGTCGCGTCGCCGACAAGATCGTCGGAGCTGAAGAAGGCAAGCGTGATGTCGTCGCGCCCGACGGCAGGCGCCAGCGTCTGGAAGGCATAGACGAAACCGGCCGACACCGCGCCTTCCTGTACATGCACCGTCGTGCCCTTCTGCATGGTGCGGCTGGTGCGGGCGTCGGCTGCGCGATACCAGAAACCTTGCGAGGCGGTGTAGATGCCGTTCAGCCTGGCGTCGTCCTGGTCCTTGACCAGAACGCGGTCGCCGACCGCCGTCTGGACCCCATCCATGGCCTTGAGCCCCTCGATCCACGCGACGCCGTCGACGATGACAGTTTCGAGGTTCGCAGTGGTCGCCAGGCGCACGGGTTCGCGTTCGCCGGTCAGCAGGCGAACGGCGGCGGTAGCGGGTCGGGCCATGAGGCTTGCTCCATTGAATTTCCGGGCGGACGGGACTTGAAGATGATAGGGATGCAGCCGCGCTTGGCGGCGCAACGAAGCCCTACTAGCGATACCGGCGGGACTTGCGCTTCTTACCGCCGATGCCGCGGCGGCTGTCGATCCGAGGATCAGCGCCCAACAGAGCGCATTGATCCAATGCAATTTGCCGGGTCGGCAAACTGTCGGCTCAACCCGGCAATTCGTATTTGTGGGCAAGAAAAGCTCGGCATTATGCGCCGGTCAGGACGTGGATACGAGCGCGCGATGCAATCAGCCCTCCCCTACAAAAAGATCGCCAACCGACATATGCGAAGGTGCGTGCCTCTCAGTTGAAGTCCAAACGGTTCGATGATCATCGAAGTACGCGTCACCAAAAGAGAAAATAGCAAGGGACCCGTCGGGACGGCTGCAACAGTGCACCCCGTCTGGACGGAAATTGCGGTGACGGCGCACTCTTTTCCACGGTTCGGTCCGGAGGTTCACTCCAGTCAGGTAAGGCGATAGCGCTAAAGTGCACTGTCACTGCAATTCTTATCAGACAGGCTGAAAGGCAGGTCTCAGCTCAATTCGCGAAGCCCGCTTGTTGCAGACCGACGGTCGCCAGTTGCTCAGTGGGGATTGCCCCTAAGGCATTGAGAACCGTGTCGCCGACGTTGCCAGACATCGCGGACGCCACAGCCTTATCGGCGGCGACCATGAGCGTGATGCCTAGCAACGAGATGCCTTGCCGGCTCCCCGGAGACAACCAGCACCCGCGCTAGACTACGCCAGACACTGCTTGGCTCTCTATCGACGGCGGTAAGTTAGCCAAGCTTATGTTGCGGCGTAGGAATGAGCTTCGTGACTTCTGTATGCGAGTCCCGCAAACCCAACTCGGCTGCTTTGCCCAAGTCTGATCTGCCCTGTGCCCCCAACGGGAGATCCGCCGGAAACAGAACCACATCGCCCAAATCGACCCGGCGCCGGTCGACGGAGAGAGGAATGACATGGACCATCGATCATCCCTTTCCTACTGCGCGCCAAGTGGCGAGCCGCGGAACACCACCGACCGTTTCGGCACCGTGCCAGCCATCGCGCTCAAGGCCGGCGCCTTAGTTGAATCCGGGATTTTGGCGAGGCCGCCAACGAGCGCGCTGCCAGCGCTGAAGATCGACGCCCCCACCGCCTGCTTGCCGGAAATGCGCGACAACGCAGCCTGACCGTCGAGGTTGTTCTGGCGCAGCCGAGAGCCGTACAGCATCGCGTCGAGGTCGGCCTGGCCCTGCCGTGCGTTCGCCGCCAGCACCTCGGCCGGCGAGCCCGCAATGCCGACGCCGGAAGCGCCGGCCTTGGCGCGAGCCTGCGCCTGCAGGAGGTCCTGCTTGTGACGTTCCCGGCTCAGTTCCAGGGCGGTATTCTGCGCCTCGGCTAGGGCCTGCTGCTCATAGGCCCTGGCCTGGTAGTCGGCCGTCTGTTTGCGCTGCTGGCCTTCCACCAGCGTGCCGCCGACCGAAAGAGCCGTGCCGAGAAGGGCAAGTGTGCACATGGTTTAGCCTCGTTCGCCAAGGGGTTTGCTTCCAGGAGTGAATTTGCCTTTGGGACGCCTGACGCCGAGGCGATTGCCTTCGGAGCGCTCGACCGGCGCCCCGAGCGTCGGGCGCGGATCGAGCGTGCCGCCGGGACTGAGGAAGGAGATGAGCAGTCTGTCGGCCTGCAGCGCCGGCCGGCTGAGGCGGGAGGGCGCCGCGGCCCGCGAGCCGGCCATGGCAGCGCGGCGTGTGGTGGTGAGGTTCACCTTCATCTCGGTGACGCCGGCGGCGTCGAATAGGCCGTTGGCTGTGGCGATGGCGCGGGCGAGCGCATCGGCTTCGAACAATTCCTGGCGCAGCCGCTCGACCAGCAGACGAACGCCGCGCCAGCGCTCGCCAAGCACGGCTGCCCTGGCCTTGGTCTCGTCGCCAAGCGCGGTGATATCGGCACGGGCTTCGCTGCGCGCGGCTTCCGCGCGTCGCTTGCCGGCGGCATCGATGGCTTTTTCCAGAAGCGCGATCCGGTCGTTGCAATCGTCGAGCGCGGCCCGCGCCACGGCAAGATCGCCGTCACCGAAGACCGCCCGGTCCTCGGCCCCGGCCAGTTCGGCCTTGCGGGTGAACGCATTGTTGAGGTCGGTGTCGAGCAAGGCGATGACGACCGCGTATTCGGCAGCCGTCCGCGCCCTGCCGAGTTGCTCGGCATGGAGGGATGTCATTGGGAAGGATCCTTATGGGGTGATGAGCGGCTGGCGAAGCTGCCATCTCCCACCAGGGGGAGATGGCACATCCGGCATTGGCGTTACCTACGGCTCGGCGTCGAACACCGGCGTGAGCGCCCTGATCGTGCAGGGCGTCGGATTGACATGGCGGATGCGCACCCGCCCCTGCCCTTCCCAGCTGTCGTCGATCGGCACTTCGACATTGCCGGTGAACAGTGTTGCCCGCCCGTTCGGCGCGACGATCGAAGGCAGGCGCACCGGTTCCCAGCGGCCGCGCATCAAGGACTGCACTTCCAGCCCCGTGGTGTCGGNGGTCTCGAGCAGCGACAGGATCGCCTTCGCCACTTTCTTGCGGCGGCCGACGATGGAGCCGTCGCGGCCACCGACATCGAGCTCCAGCGTGTCGGCGCCCGCCGCATAGGGCAGCCCGAGCTGCCATTGGGCGGCGGCCGAGCCGCCAGGCAGCGTCACCGTGCCGCCGCCGCTGACAACGAGGCCGCGATAGACCTTGCCGTCGGCCAGCACATCGACGGACTGGCCGGCGAGATGCATCGCACCGCCCACCGTGGTCACCGCGAGGCCCGTATAAGTGAGGCCGCAATCGACCTCGAAGGCGTCGGCGACGGCGCCATATTCGAACGGCGCGGTCTTGATCTCGATATAGCGCTTGGTCACGCCGCCAATGGTGCGCTTGACCACCAGCCACAGGTCGTCATTGCCGTCTCGCCCGGGCGTCACGACGGCACTTTCGACAGCCGCCCAGCCAACGCCACTGAAGCCGCCGCCCAGGCGATGCCGGTGCATGCCTCTGACATCCTGGGATGGCTGGTGCGTGTAACCGCCAAGCTCGCCATTATCGAGCGGAAACCACAGCAACGGGTCGGGGTCGGTCTGGAAGGCAAGCTCGACCACGCCCTGTTTGGGGATGTGCTCGGAAATTTGGCCGACATCGTCCGAGGAGAAGCGGCTCTGCGCGGTCTGCGTCAGCTCGGCGATCGATTTGCGCGAGCGCGTGACGTAGAGGAACGACTGGCCGGCATCGACCGGACGGATGCGGGCGCAACCGAAGGTGCGCGAGCGCCGGTTCTTGAACGAGGACGGCGTCAGCGCTTCGTCGATGCCCGAGCCCGACAAGGCACGCACGCCGCCGGACGTACCGATCAGCAGCGCGCCGTCGGAATCGGCGATCCAGACGATGTCGTTGGCCTGTCCGCCGCCGGCCTGGACGAACTCCAGCGCATCGTCATCCTTTTCGCCGAGCGCGAAATTGTCGAAGTCGCCAGTGGCCGAGGCATAGACCGAGAATTTACGGCTGAAGGCTAGGCGCTCCTCGTAGAGGGAGCCCGCCTCGACATATTTGCCGGGCACGAAAGTGCCGAGCCGCCAGCGGGTGATCGGCGAGGTATCGGGCAGCGCATGGCCGAAGAGCCTGATCTTGACCGCCATGGTGCTGGTGACGCTGGTGATCCTGGCCCAGCGCCACATAGTGTCGGCGCCCAGCAGGCGCACCGAGCGGCCGACATCGGCCGGCTGGAACCCGGCGTCGTGATTGATTCCGACGACGGAAGATGCCGTCAGGTCGAAGGGCGCCATCGTATCGCCGCTCTCGGCCATGGCGATCTCGGCAACACTGCAGTTCACCGCATCGCCACCGCCGCCGCCCGAAAAGGCGAATTTGTAGTATTCATAAGCTGTCTTGTTCTGGAAGTCGTAGAACCGCACTTCGGACCCGGACCAACCGACCTCGCCGGATCGCCCGTCCAGGGACACATAATTGGTGCCGTCATTCGATCCCGACAGCGTCCACTGCGTCGGCATGTCGGAATTCGACGAGACATTGTCCGACGCGGCAAGCCAGTAGGCATTCACGGCCCTGCCCTGGCCGGCGGGAAATTGATACTGGACGAATCCGCTGCTGCCAGCCGCGAATTTGATCTCCTGCGTGATGTCGCGGTCGAACACCCTCCAACTGTTGGTTCCCGTGCCGTCATCGCTCACCCTGCCGCTCGGCGCGGTGCTTGCGCTCATCTTCGGCGTGGCATGGCCGGTATTCGCCGGGGTCAGCGTCGTCGGCGTGGTGTTGATCTCGTCATAGGGTCCGTCGAGAAACGTGAAATCCGTCAGCGCCCAGGCGGTGTGCGCGGTGCGCGTCAAGACCTTCGGCGGATAGTCCTTGTGCGTGATCCACATCTGGTCTGCCGACTGGACATAGGCGAGTTCGAACAGATCCGCCTCCAGATAAGGCGAAGCCACCTCCACCGTGCCGACGCGCGCGCCATAGGCGTAGACGCGGATATACTGGGCGCCGAATTCGAGCGCATAGGCCTGCTCGGCCGAGAAGATGAACGGGATCAGTCGCGTCTTCTTGGCCGATGCCTTGACCTCGCCGGCGAAATAGGTGCCGCCGCGCTTGCGGATGCCGCCATGCGGCAGCGTGACGAAGTTCTCGCATCTGGCGAGCGCCGCCCGATAGAAGTCGAGCGACGCGCGGGCATGCAAACGCGGGCTGATTTCGCCACGGGTGAAGACATCCTGAAGCGGATAGAGCGTGGTCATCAGCGTGCGCTCCTGCTGTCGCCGCGTTGGCTGGACCACGAAGCGCTGTAGAGACGACCGCCGCGCTGGATGGCATTGCCGTTGAAGGCCGCGTCCAGCGCCCGGTCGTAGGCCGAGCGCGCAATGTCGATCATGCCCGACTTGTGGGTCAGCGGATGCGCGACCTTGATGGCAAGCGCGGCCACCAGCACCTCGGTGAACAGCGCGTCCCAGTCGTTGGGGTCGGTGAGGTTGGCGATGTAGCGGATGACGAGCGGACCGGGCTGGTCCGAATAGATCAGCCCCGCCTCCTGGCGCCAGGAGACCGGCAAGCCGTCCGGTTCGCCATTATGCGTCAGCGGCAGCGGCCGCAGGCAATCCGCCGGCAGTTCGTAAGCGACGTTCAACCCGCAATCGCCGCCGCCGGTGTTTGCTCCGGCGACCGTGGCGCGCAGGATCGCGGACACCCAGGCGCACTTGGTCAGCTCCGCTTCGCGCGTCAGGTCGAAATGCAGGTTCAGCAGCCGCGCCGCCTTGACGTCCTGATCTAGACTGTCGATCGGCGCCTCGTCGAGCACGGCGAGCGCCATGTTGGCAATATCGGTCGGGGTGATGGCCATGGGTCAGCGCCTCGTGGGTCGTGGTTGTTGCGGGCATGAAAAAAGCCGCTCGGAGGCGGCGTATTTGCTATTTCGCGATGGCAGGCGCTCTACGGCGTCCCCCCTCCGGCCGGCAGGCCAGAGGGGGGCGCGAAGGATCGCGGCTCAAAGCCCGGCCTTCGGCTAACCCGAGCCTGTTAGAGCAGCCACTTTCGCCAAATCGGGCTGGAGAACATCCCCAGGACGATGAGAGCACACCACACCAGCCCGATGCCAAAGAGGAGCAGGCACCACCAGGCGAAACGATCACCGCGGTCTGCTTGTCGCTTCAGGGCTCCATATTTTGCCCAGCTCGAAATGGAATAGAGCATCGAATATAGGGAATTGCCCTTTGGAGGGTCAGTCTCGATTTCCTCTCCGAGAAGATGGCCTCCGTACAATTGGAACGGCGCCGAGAGGACAAGGCCTATTGTGATGGCAGGGAGGAACCAGTTCAAACCAATATTCTCGCGCCGCAGTAGACCGCATTCTAGCTGCCTTCGAAAATTAAACAGTTACGGCACGCATTACAATTAGATCATTTTTTGCAAGAGGCGGGAGCTTATCGCCCCCGCCCCCTAGCCTTGGCTTGATCAAGCCTCGGTCGTCTTCAGCGCGATGAACGTCATATTCTTGACGCTCGACGCGGTGCGGTCCCAGTTCGCCGCCAGCGCCAGTTCCGCATCGGTGGCGAACTCGCCGGCCGAGGAGGCGTCGAGGAAGCGGGTGCCGGGAACATGCGGGACGAAATGACGGCGGCCGACCATTTCGGTGACACCGCCGCCATGGCCCTGGCGCGGCTTGCGGTCGAACTCCAGCGGCCCGCCCTCGGTGTTGACCGGCAGTTCGTTCCACAGGATCGCCTTTTCCTTGAACATGAAGGCGGTGTAGACGCCCGCCGCCACCGGAATGTCGTCGTCGACCACGCAGCGCAACCCCATGTAGTAGGGGATGAGCGGCCCGCCCTGCTCGGAGGACGGCACGTAGTCGATGAGGTCGGCGAGCTTCAGCGCCTTCATCTGCTTGGAATGCATCCAGATCGTCTTGAACTTGTCCGCGCGGTCGCCCATCAGGTAGGCAGCCTCGATGATGTCGGTGTCGACGATGGAGGCGCCGGTGGTGCGCACGAGGTCGCCGGCATCGTTGACGATATTGTCGGCGACGACGCCCTTCAGGATGCCGAGCAGGGTCAGCTTGTTGGCGCGCTGCCAGTACTCGGTCTGCCGTTTGACGATCAGCTTCTGCGGATCATCACCCGCCAGAATCGAGGTCAGGTCCGGAACCCCCCACGCTTGGGCGCGGACGTTGCGGGCGGCGATCTCGCGGCGCGATCCGATCTTCTTCATTTCGATAGAATCGGCCGGATCGTCGTTGACCGGCTCTGACGGGTCGTTGCCGAGATCCTTCCAGCCGGGCATGTCGACCGAGCGGCCGCCCATCGACAGTTTCGACGAGATGGTGGGGTCGGAAAATAGGATTCCGGCCTGATAGATTTCGAGCGACTGGACGTGTTCCTCGAAAGCATATTGCGCATAGACGGACGGAACGATCGCGTCCGCGATACGGGTGTAGGCGTCTGCCATTTTTGTCTTCCTTCAGGGTTGAGTTTGGTGGTGACGGTGTGTTGAGATTCAGGTCGGCCGGGATCACCTGAATGTCGGCACAGCCTAGAGGGGGTTGTTCGGCATCCAGCGGTCGGGGTTTTCTCCGGCCTCGCGAGCCAGGCGCCGGGCACGTGCGGGGTCGCTTTTGACGAGGGCCGAGATGGCCGTCAGGTTGCGTTCGCCGGAGGCATTGCGCTTGAACGGATTGCCTCCGTTCGAACGCGCCCCGCCGTCGATCGTGTCCTCCCGGAACATCGCTTCGCCAATGGCTTGAAACGCCTTGGCGATCCGCGGATCGGTCAGCGCCCCGTCAGGCAGAAGGATGCCCTTCGCCTTGTAGGCGTCGACAAGGCCGAGCTTCTTCATCGCCCGGTTGGCGACCTCAAGCTTCTGGCGGAAGCCGTCGCTGTCGGTCGGCCCCCAATCCTTGACGAGGTCGTCATGGGTGGCTTCGACCGAACGAGCGAGCGCGATGTGCTGCGCTTGCGCCTGCTCGGCCATGTAGCCGACGAACCTGTCATGGTAGGCCTGCGCGATCTTCGGGCTTGCACCCGCTTCGACCGCCCAGGCCTTGGACGCATTGGCGAGCTCGTCCGAATAGGCAAAGTTCTCCGGCAAGCCTTCCGGCCTGCGGTACTCGACCTTCTCGGACGACGTGACCGGACGCATGGTCTCGGGCAGCCGGGCGTGAAACTTATCCCAGTCTTCCCGAGATGCATCCGGGCCGGGAACGCGCAGGCTTTCACCCTGCTGCCGCTCCAGCTCCGCATAGGACGTGAAAACCCGATCGAGATTTTCGGCCCTGGTCCAGCCCTTGGCTTCAGCAAGCTTGCGGTTGCCTTCGGAAAGACCGTCAAACCAACTTTTACCGGTCGCCGGGGCGGACCCATTATCCCCGTTGGCCGGTGGCCGTACTGGGTTGCCCGCCGGCTGCGCACGCGCCGCCACGGACCCGGTGTCTGCCAGATCTGTCATGTGATGTTTTCCTTTGGTTAGAAATGAGCCGGCGGCAAAGCTGCCAATCTCCCCACTCCTGGGGGGATCAGCAGCGTCGACGTCTACGCGTTGTCCCCCCAATTCTCCCACAGCAGCGTCACCGTCCCAGTCACCGCCAGCGTGCCGTCGGCGTCGATGTCCGTACCGTTGGCGAAGGCGAGGTTGAGATAGAGATCGACCGGCGTCGTCGTGCCATCGAGCGTCGCGGCGGGCGCGATGTCGGCCGCCGAAGCCGTCGACGGCGCGGCCACGGCGCCGTCCAGCGTACGCGCTGTCGAGGCCAGCACATTGACCATGGTGCCGGCCAGCGTCGCGCTCGCCGCCGCCGCCGAACCAAGCGACCAGGTCAGTGCCGCACTGTCGTTGATGGTCGAGGCGCGGGCGGTCAGCACGGCGAACTGCAACCTGGCCGTGCCGCCCTTGATGCGCACCTTGCCGTCGGAAAAGTCGAAGATCTTTTGGCTGGCATAGGCCAGCGCGTCGGTGACCGGTACCTGCATGCCGGCAAAGGTGAAGACGGTGCGGTAGGAGCCGCCCAGTCCTTTGGTGACCGCCTTCAGGCCGAGTTTGGGCGGGGCAAGGCCAGCCTCGCGCGAAGCGGCACGGGCAAGCGTGCGGGGAAGACCTCGGGTCATGTCAGTTCTCCATCGAGGGGTGAGGAATGGTGGGTGCAGCGCGCCCGGGAACCGATTTACTTGGCTTTCCAAGCGACGTAGCTCACGGCGATAACGGAGGCCGGCGTAGGCCAGGCGAACCATGAAAGGGTGAATTATTTTTGCGGATGGCGGCGCTACAGCCTTGTTCGACAAGGACGTTTGCGCGTCCTCTGTCCATCAACGGCCGAGAAACCATGTTTTATATCGTGAGAGCCCCTGCCCCCGTTCCGCCGCAATGCGCCCGCACGGGAGATCAATAGGGATTTCAGGCCTTTAAGGGAGACTTCACATGACCTTTTACAGAACCGTTGCGGCCGTGCTGATGGCCGCCGCACTTGCCGGCTGCGCGCAAACCGAAGGCCAGCAGCGGGCCGGGACCGGCGCGCTG